TGGGACGATTACTATAAGTGCCACGCCTATGTTAATAACGCCAAACCAGGTTCTACTGGAATATCTTCCGAAACCTACGGCGGTGACATTAGGCGTGAAAACGCTACTGATACCGTTCTATTCCGTGTTAGATATTGCAAAAAGGTTTCAGTTGTGAACCCTTACGAGTATCAAATATTATTCGATGGGCGACAATATGAAATCAAGTCCTTAGCGGATGATGTGAAGTATCTACACAATGAAATACGCTTTAGGGCGGTGGCTAAGGATGTCTAACGGTATCGATATAGAAGAAATGGCAACCGCCATTAAGAAACAACTCAACGACTACAACGAAGATGTTGACAAGGCTACAAAGTTAGCAGTCGCAAAGGTTGCAAGAGAAACGAATAAAGTCATTAAGGCAAACGTAAAGTTCAACAGCACAGCCAGTACGCCCACCGTAAAAAAATATGCCATGATTAAAATCAATGGACGCACTAAGCGTGTAGCTATTAAGAGTGGGCGTTCTACTGGCGAGTATGTTAAGGCTTTTAAGGTCAAAACTATAGAGGAATCGTTAGGTATACACAGCAAAACGTGGTACGTAAGATATCCATACTACACATTGACGCACTTGTTGGAAGACGGACATAAGTACAACGTCAACGGCAAGAGTGGAAATTCTAAGGCGTACCCACATATTAAATTTGGTGAAGAGTACGCCATAAAGCAACTTCCAATAGAGATTGAAAAGCGTATCAAGAAGATTAAGTAGGTGTATACAATGACTAAATCCGAACTTTACAACATTCTAAAGCAAACTGGTTATAAGGTATCATCAGTTAGGTTTAATAGTGCTATAATTCCGCCTTACGTGTGTTATGAAGTGGAAAACATCCGTGGAGTATACGCTGATGGCGTGACAATAGGTGAAATAACATCCTATATAGTGTGCCTATTCAAATCAAAAACGGACTTAACAAGTCCAAACCAGTTAGAAGATGTATTGACAAATAACAGGATATCTTACGAAAAAGATATCTCATACCAATACGTAGAAGATGAAAATATCGAACTTATATGTTATAGGTTTGAGGATTATGTCTCGAAAGGAGAAAAATAAAGATGGCTCAAAATCTAATGAAATCCATATCAAAAATAGGTTATGCCATGGCTACCGTTACAGACACAGCTGTTACATATGATAAAGTTGTGTGGCTACCTACATTTGAATCAGGTGGTAGAGAATACTCCGCTGAACCAAATGGCGAAGTAACTGAGGTATACGCTGATGGTATTTGTGTATACTCACAAGAGGACAACAACGGCTACGATATCAGTTTGACCTTACTAGCTATTACAGACAACATCGAGGCAAACTGGTATGGCTTTGATAAGACTACAGACAAGGCTGGTATTGCCGAATACGCTAACAATGGTGTATATCCTTACTTTGCACTAATCATTTGTGAAGATACCACCGACGGCACTGGTAAGACTACAATCTACTATTACACTAAGATTAACAAGCGTCCTACTAAGAGCGGTAAGACCACAGAGGGTAAGGTAGACTTCCAGTTCCCACAGTATGATTTGGCATCACGTCCACGTTCCACGGACAGACTTGTGCGTTGGAGTTTTGAGGGTCAAGAACTATTCGATGAACTACCAGAGCCAACTAATGAAAAGCAAAGTGCTTAATAGATGATGAGGTGCAGAATCATGGAAAAAGTTTTAGATATCAGTGGCAAGAAAGTGCCTTTTAAGTCCAATGGCTCACTAATGCTTAGATACAAGGCACAGTTTGGACGCGACTTCTTAGCCGATTTCGGCAAGTTGCAAAGTAGCATATTCCCCGACAATGATAAGGATAAAAAGGAAAAGAACAAGGAAAAGAAAGTAGACCTAAGTCAACTAGATACGGAAGTTTTCTTTAATATTGCGTGGACTATGGCGAAAATCGCTGACCCTACTATACCATCCGACGTGGTGGAGTGGTTAGACGGATTCGACGAGTTCCCCGTGTTTGATGTGTTCAAGGAGATTTTTGGACTAATCAACGCTAACTTCACTGTGGATAGAAAAAACGTGTAAGCAACGGACGAAAAAGCGACGAGTTCCCAACTACTGAGGAGTTCGTCGCTATTTTAATAAAAAGGGGTTTGTCCGTTGCTGATTTTGACAAGTTCACAATAGGTATGCTAATTAATTTCTGCTATGCAGATGATAGGCTAACACGCAAAATGCGTGGTGAACACGTCACTGACCCCGAACAACAATACAATAAGCTAAAGAAGATGCAACCCGAAGTTGAAGTTTTGTATCAAAAAGGACAGATTGCCGAACAAAAGTACAAGTCCTTTATGGATTCCATCGCAGAGTATGAAAGCAGAGGTGACTGAGTATGGCGGAAACTATCAAGGGTATTCAGGTAAAGATTGAGGGAAACACTAAATCTTTAGGCAATGCCCTAAAGGATGTAAATAGCGAAATCAAAACCACACAGAAGAATCTCAAAAAAGTAGATGAACTTATCAAACTAGACCCTACTAACGTCACTTACCTTGCTGAAAAAGAGAAACTATTGGCACAGAGTGTAGAACAAGTTTCGCAAAAGTTGCAAACCTTGAAAAGCGTTCAAGGTCAGGTAGAGGAACAATACAAAAACGGCGACATCGGGGCGGATGCTTACTATGATTTTCAAAAGCAACTAGTTCAAACCGAGCAACAATATAAAAAACTAACGGATACATCCCAAACGGCGAACAAACAACTTAAAGAAAATTCGTCCGAAACCGAAAAGAATAGTAGCAAAGTCAAAGAGAACTCATCCGAAACTGAAAAGAATACTAGCAAACAAAAAGAGAACTCTAAGGCGGTAGAAACCTTAGGAAGTGCACTAAAAGAACTTAGTAAGATAAGTCTAAACGCCTTAACTACTAGTATTGAGGGTATAGGCACAGCATTAAAGAGCATATCTACTGCTAGTATCGAGGCAATTACAAGTGCCGTGGAGACTTCTACAAAGGCGTTTGAGGGTTACGCTACAGCTATTACAGGCTCACTGACCGCTATAGGCGGTTATGCCGTTTCTATAGGTAAGGATTTCACAGAACAGATGTCCACGGTTCAAGCGTTGGCTGGTTACACTGACGGTTCGGAACAGTCAGTGGCGAACATGGAAGAACTTGAGGCTAAGGCAAAAGAATTAGGTGCTACGACATCGTTCACGGCTACAGAAGTAGGCGAAGCATTCGAGTACATGGCTATGGCTGGTTGGGGTTCGGATGGTGTCGACAAGATGGTTGCAAGTGTTGATTCCATCGTAAACCTAACATCCGCCACTGGTGCTGAATTGGGTACGGTGTCCGACATAGTTACTGACGCCATGACCGCATTCGGCGAAGAAATCTCTACCGAAAACGTAGAACACTTTGCCGACGTTTTAGCCAAAACCACTACATCATATGTTGCACCTATGGCTAATAGTTTGAGCTACTCCATTGATGATGTTGCTTTGGCTTTAGGTGTAATGGCTAATGCAGGTGTTAAGGGCGAACAAGCAGGTAATGCTCTAAAAACGTCGTTGTCACGTTTAGCAAGTCCAACAGCCGACATGACCGAAGTCATGAACAGGTTGAACATTTCGCTATCCGATGAAGACGGCAACACCTTAGGCTTTGCCGATATGTTGGAACAACTAAGAAACGGCTTAAAGGGTGTATCTGCTGAACTAGTTGACGCTGATGGTAACCTAAAAGATTATGAGGACTTAGAAGAAGAGCTATCAGGAAACAACGAACAGTTGCAATTGATTTCCGATGCCTCTACGCTATTCGGTAAGAATCAAGTAGCAAGTATGTTGGCATTGGTCAACACCACAGATGAAGAGTTTGAGAGCCTAAAGGCTAGTATTGACGACTGTGCAGGGTCAGCGGAGGCAATGGCGGAAGTTAAACTGGATAACCTATCGGGTGACTTGACCATCTTGGAATCTGCTACACAGGGCGTGGGTTTAGCTATATTTGACTATATAGAGACACCATTCCGTGAGGTAGTGCAGTCCGTTTCCGAACTCATGTCCGACTTGAATGCAAGTATTGAGGCTGGTCTAGATTGGACTGGTATGATGGACAACATCACATCCTTTAGGGAGGGTTTAGTCGAAAAGTTTCAAACGGCGTTTCCAGAGATACTCGACGCTTTTACTGGTTACGAAATGGTATTCAACTCAGTTATCGAAAACTTAGTAGAGGGTGCTATAGACGTATTTCCGCAAGTAGTGGGTCAAATGCTACCCGTGGCTACTATGAGTTTCTGGAACTTAGTCAACAATATTATTGATACTGTTACGGATTCCGCCCCAATGCTTGTATCTAGTTCTAGTAACCTAATTGTCGCCTTTATGAACGGCTTGACGAGTGCTAGTAACAACATTCAGGATTCCATGCCAGTTCTTGTGGAGGCACTAAACACTGGCTTGAATAAGGTATTACCTAGTGTTATAAACATGGGTAAGAGTATCCTAAAGACTATCGCTACTGGAATAGTTCAAACGGCGAATACCATCCGCCCACAGATAACCACTGTGCTACAAAAAGTTATGTACTTCTTTAGGAACAACACAAAACAATTCCTAAACGTTGGCATTTCGATAGTTAAAGAATTGGTTAGTGGAATAGGTTCAGATGTTAATATAGTTGTGACTACTATATCCGAACTTGTGGGCGACATTGTGGACGTGTTCTTAGAAAACCTTGACTTTTTTACCGCCACTGGTTTAGACATAGTGGACGCTATCCTTTTGGGCATTGGTGAGGGTGGACTAGTCGAAACAGCTTTCAATCTAGTCAATGGACTAGCCGAAAATATCAATAAAAATATAGGCGTGATAACCGATGTCGCTGGAGACTTAATAATAACTTTAGCCAACGGTATTATAGAATCCTTGCCATCGTTGCTACAGTCCGCTTTGGAAATTGTTTTGAAGATAGCTACAGCCATTATGGACTTCTTACCAGAGTTGATACCAGTGGCAATATCTCTATTAGAAACCCTTACCACGTTTATAGTAGATAACTTAGATATGTTAGTCGATGGTGCAGTGGAAATAGTAACAGGCTTAGCGGACTTTATCGTTGACAACTTGCCAATGTTAATAGAGTGTGGTGCTGAAATAATCATAAAGCTACTGGATGCAATCAGCGAAAATGCGGACACACTAATAGATGGTGCTATCGAAATTATCGAAGTACTAGCAGGATACATAGTCGACAATCTTCCAATGCTAACAGATACCGCTAACAAAATCATGGACAAGATAGTAACTTTCATTGGCGAGGCTACTGGCGACTTGCTAGAGGGTGCTTTAAAAATCATAGGTGACTTGATAATGTACCTATGCGATATCGAAAACTTAGCTAAACTAGCTAACTTTGCGACAACATTATTTAATCAAATCAACAGCTTTATGAGCGGTCAACGTTGGGACGACATAGGAACTTCAATAGTTGAGGGTATCCTATCAGGCTTTATGAACTATGATATGTCGGGTTGGATGTCGCAATCAGGACAAGAATGGGTTGATAACTGGGTTGCTGGTTTCAAAGAAATTTTCGATATCAACTCACCATCGAAACTGATGGGCAAAGAAGTCGGTTCGCCTACTGCTGAGGGTATCGGATGGGGTTTCCAACGTGAAATGCCTAACGTTAAAGAGTTAGCTACTGATGAAATCACTGACCTATCGGATACCATGGTTCAAGCGGTAGATGTCGGCAACATTTCGATGAGCATGTCTAGTGGCTTGACTAATTTAACTATGCCAAACTTCTCGGAAATCTCCGACTTAAAGGGTTATAGTCAATCTACGAGCAGTGTTAGCAACACTAGTAACTCTTACAGCAACAGCTACGGAAGTCTATTCAATGGTGCTAACATTTACATCAATAACGACAACGATATAGAAACCCTTGCTGAAAAGCTTAACTTCTATATACAAAGTCAAAATATGGGGGTAGGAGTGGCATAATGTATAATTATTTTTTGTGGAATGGAATATCTAGTTTGCAATACGGATGGGTGAAAGAGACTCCGTTCCCTACAGCCTCCATGATGCAGTTTGAATACACTACAATTCCAAATAGGTCTACGCCTTTGGCAACGTGTAAGAACATCCGTGACACAACAAGCATTAGTTTTGAGTTACAACTGAAAAACCGTCAAGGCTATGAGTCCGTGTACTCATGGCTGAATGGCGGAAACGCTCAAGGTACGCTAATAGTATCGGACGACGTTACAAAATACTACAATGCTACTTGTACCAATGTGAGTCCAAACTATATGAACTATAACATATCTTCCATCAACATTGAATTCACTTGTGAACCGTTCCGTTATTCCGTGGACAATAATCCTATTGTTATCAATGGTAGTACTAGTATCGAAGTAGGCGGAAACTACTACTCCGAGCCTAAAATCAAGGTTTATGGTAACGGAAATGGCAATCTAATAGTGAATGGTGGGACTTTAGCCTTGTACGTCAGTGAATACCTTACAATCGATACAGGTAGACTATTGGCTTACAAGGATAATGTCGTGGCTCTTAGTCAAACGGCTGGAGATTTACCACGCTTTCAAGTTGGAATGAACACCATATCTTTTAACGGTAGTATCACTTCACTAGAAGTGTACAAGAATGAGAGGTGGCTATAGCATGGTCAACAGGTTCATATTTTATAGTGATAGCAGTTTCGATTTGCAACTTTCGCCGATATCCACAGATAGTTCAACTACGGGTACTATAAACTGGGGCGACGGTACTGTTACTGATTATGTATATGGCTACAATACACATAGCTACAGCAGTGGCGGAACATACATAGTTACATATACCACTACCGACTTCGAGACCATTGGCAATGGCATATTTGCAAGTAACAAGTATATAACCAATGCCACCCTTGACGATGGTTTGAAGACTATCGGGGCGGGAACGTTCTACTATGTTACTAGTATGTCAACACTAAATGTTCCTAGCGGTGCAGTGGTTACCGCATCTTCATGCGTGGGTGCGAAGTTTACATCAGTTAATTTCGGTAACAAAAAGAACGCCTATACAAGGAGCTTAACCGAAAATGACAAAAATGCGTTTCAGGATTGCACCGATTTAGAATACATCACCATATATACTGATGATACTACGTTACAAGGTACTACTAACGACACTTATTTCTTAGCAAATAGTGATGGCACATCCTACATTCCAGTGAAGTATGAGGCTATTAGAACACCTATAATTATCACAGACATTCCAAAGTCAAACTACATAACCGTATATGATATGGTGGAAACCAACTTTTCACACAACGGTTTGAGAATACTTCAACCTACCAGTTGTGCAGTTACGGAAGAACTCAACGGAACATACGAGTTGACATTGGAACATCCAGTGGACAATGACAACGCATGGCTATCCATAAAAGAGTTCAATTTTATTAAGGCTTTAGGTCAGCTGTTCAGGATTTACAAAAAGACTACTAAACTAAAGTCTAATGGCGTGGCTACTCGTACCGCAAACGCTCAACACGTATTTTACGACTTGGCTCACAAACTCATAAAATCGTGTGATATCACGGGACTGAATGGTCAAAGTGCGTTAGACCAAATACACAACTCAATTTTTGATGACAACATAGACGGCGTGTATTTAGACTATGTTTTCACCCACTATAGCGATATAACCAACACCATCTCACTAGATACTAGTTATGAATTAACGTCACCAGTGGCGTGTTTGATAGGTGAGGATAATTGTGTGGCTAACCGTCTAAACGGTGAACTATACCGTGATAACTTCTATTATTCTATATGCAATAGGCGTGAGGGTTCTGTTGACAATGCGTTCAATATCGTGCATGGTATCAATATGTTAGAGGTCGAAGAGGTCGTGGACTATTCTAATTTGTGTACGTATCTCCACACTTTTGACAACTACGGCAATGTCAACGACGTTGCATATGTCAGCAGTCCAAAATATCCACACAACTATTCGTTAGGAAAGATG